CGGTTATGTCATTGACCGTGAGGCTAGCTGACCAGATCGACGCAGACCGTGCGCGGTCGGTCCTTGGTGGCCTGTCTGGCCCTGCCAAGCGCGAACAGATCGTTGAGTGGCTGACCATCTGCGCGATCAAGACGGCTCACGCGAAGGACGACGATATGTCCAGCGAGTTGAAGCTGAAAGTCTTCACCAGCGAGCTTCTCCAGTTTCCGGGCGATATCGTCCGCCACGTGCTGGCGAAGTGGCCAAGCAAAAGCAAGTGGTTCCCGACTTGGAAGGAACTGGAAGACGAGATCACACAGCTTGCAGGCATACGCCCACAAATCATCCAACGGGTGCAGGAGCGCCTAAACCAACAGGGGGACTAAACCATGACCATTCTATCCACACCGATCACGAGAGCCTGCGAGTTTGCTGGCGTACCGCTTGAGGTCATCATGAACCCGTGCAAGCGCCCAGTTCAGGTGCGTCTGCGCTGGGCCTTCTGGTATCACCTCGTAATCGTCGAGGGCTGGAGCCTTCCCCGCGCCGCCCGCCGTGTGAACTTCGATCATACGACCGTGCTCTACGGGCTTCGCCGGTACGCAGCTGACGAGTTCGGCACTGACGTGAAGTTCACCCTCGCACAGATCCGAGCAGCCGTTCGTGAAATGGAGGAAGCCGCATGACCCACTGGTATGCCTTCAGTTGCCGCGCAGACCGCACAGAAGCGGCTGCAAACCGTCTTGATGGAGAGACCTCATGAAATACCTCCTACCACTCCCTGCGCTCCTGATCTCGATGCTGCTCTACATTGCGCTTGCATCGACAGGCCCGCTGGACCGCATTGTCTCTGACTTTGCTGCTCCGTCCGGCGCAATCACGGCCATCACTGCCAGCGAGATGATTATCCTCCTGAGCGTGCCGCTGTTCGTTGTCGAAATGTGGAAGTCCACGAGCATCGGCAATGTCGGCATGGTCGATCATATGCTGAGCCTTCTGGTCGCGGTCGTTGCTGGCTTTGCCTACCTGACGGCGCCTGCGTTCGGCACTTCCACCTTCCTGATCCTGGTCGCCATGCAGTTTGCGGACGTGGCAGCCGGCGTAATCGTATCGATCCGCGCAGCCCGCCGAGATTTCGGCATTGAAGCCTAGAGGAATTTGAACATGGAACAAAAAGACCTGAACCACTACGCCCGCGAACTGGGCCTGAAGAAAGTCGCGGAAGATGCGGCATTCAAGACGCTGGAGGTGTCAAAGGCTGCGGCTGATGATGCCCGTGACGCCCGCATTCGTGCCGAGGAAGAACTCGATATGGCCACGGCGCGCGTGAAGCAGGGACAGCCTGCGGATCTGGATGCGGACATCACGACAGCGGGCGGCACCGAAGCAGAGATCGAAGCCATCCTGAATGACGATGAGCCGTTTCCTGGCATTTCCGCGGAAGCAGAGACCGAAACCATCGAACCTGAAGCCGAGGAAAAGCCTCGCTTCTCATGGCTTACCGACGCCTGATCGTCCCCAGGCAACGGTAAATCCCCAGCCAGCAGACTGCCCCCCGCTGGCTGGGGACCTTCACGGGGCTGGGAGTGGGAGTGGGAAGATGACTGTGATTCAAATGGCTGTGTCGGCCAATGCTATCCTGAAGCAGATCAGTGAGACGGCGGGTTTGCACCCTGATGACATCAAGGGTCGATCGCAAAGGCCCGTCATCCAGTATTGGCGCAGGCGCGCTTATCTCGAAATCCTCGAACGCAAGGGCTGGTCTGCCCGGCAGGTGGCGTATTTCATGGACAAGCGCAATCACATGCAGGTGACGCGCGCCCTGCCACTGGCTCGCAAGGAGCGGGATGCCGAGCGCAAGGCGAAGTCCGATCCGCAATACATTCACGAACTCGAAGCGCAGATCCGGCGCCTGTCCGGAACAAATCTGGCTCTGGAAGTCCAGCATTCACTGAACATACCACTCTGGCAGGCTATATTCCTGTCAATCCTGATGGAGACCTATCCGCGTGTTTGCGCCGTATCCGATGCCTGTGAACTCTATGATGAAGCCAGCGAGCGCCTGTCCTATGGCACAAGCGGCGGCGTCAGCGATGATCAGGCCCGATTGTTTTCCTCCCGCATCAACCGGCACTTCCCTGCGATCGGTCTCCCCAAGCCCGTCATCCTCGCCAATAGGGCGCTTGTCCTGTCGGATGACATCGCGCCATGGCTTCACAACAAGTTTGGCAAACCCGTCTCCCTGCCATCTGCGCAAAGGATGACCGGATAATGCTGAACCTGAACCACCTTCCCGCAGAGCCTCATCCCGAAGTCATAAACCGCACGGTCTCCGCCTGCCATCCTCCGCTTGGCTCCCATAACCGTGTTGTGGAAGTCTTCGGCAATTTCGTCAGGGACTATACCCGCGACCTGTACCAGCGCGCCTTCATCCAGATCCGCGACATCGACCTGGAGGAAGCAACCTACGAGCACGCAGAGAACGATACCTCTGACCCGCCATTCCCCAACGGTTACCCTGTCATCGCCATAAGCTTCAATCACTGCCTCATCGCCATGGTCGGCCTCACCTTTGACGGAAACCAGTGCGCCATGAAGCACGCACAATCCAAGTCATCCAAACTGCTGATAGGGGAGCTCAACTGATGATCCCGCACATCCTCACAGCCATGACCCTTAGCGCAATGGTCATTATCTGCGCGCTCCCCCTTGTCGGCATCGTCGCCCTCATCAAGCGGAGAAAGCGCTCATGACCACAGCCCTCATCATCCTCGCCACATGCTGCATCCCCCTCGGTATCGTGGCACTCTTCGCATATGACCGCCGCAACTCGCACCGGATCGCAAAGGACATGGCCCGGAAGTTCGGCGCAAACGTTACCCCCGTGAACAGCCCTGAAGGACAACGCATCATCAAGGGAGTCGACCTTGGCTAACCTCACCCCAAAGCAACAACGCTTCGTAGAGGAATACCTGATCGACCTGAACGGAACGCAGGCAGCCCTTCGCGCAGGATACGCTGAAAGTGGTGCTGCGGTAGAGGCTAGCCGACTGCTAAGAAATGCTAAAGTTGTTGAGGAACTAAACAAGGGCCGCCAAAAGCTCTCAGAACGGCTGGAGATCAGTCAGGAGCGCATTCTACAGGAATATGCACGAATTGGGTTCTCCGACCTGAGAAACGTGCTGGACGAGGACGGGAAGCTCAAGAGCCCAAAGGACTGGGATGACGACATGGCGGGCGCTATTGCCTCGCTGGAGGTCAATGTCGTGGTGGGAAGCGATGACGCTGGCGTTCATACCCACAAGATCAAGACATGGGACAAGCCAAAGGCGCTGGACGCAATGGCCAAGCATCTCGGCATGTTCGAGGGCAAGAAGGATGTGGATGATCCTGAAGAAAGCGAAGCAGACCGTGACGCCCGTGAACTCGGCCGCAAGCTAGCATTCGTCCTGTCTGGCGCTTTGGGCGGCCAATAATGCAACTGACGCGCGAGAAAGTCTCGAAAATCACGGGGGTTAGACTTTCGCATCCCGCAAAACACAACCCTGAGTGGGTAAAATGAGCGGTTTGAACCTCGATGACATCCTTGCAAAGCTGACCTCACTGCCCCCTGAGCAGCAGGCTGAAGCCGTCAAGATGGCTGAGGCGGGCACAAAGGGCATGGTCATCGTGCCGAATCCTGGACCACAGACGATGGCCTATCACAGCAAGGCTGACCTGCTCTACTATGGCGGTTCGGCTGGTGGCGGTAAAACCATCCTGTTGCTTGCCTTGGCCGCAAACCAGCACCGCGTCGCGCGCCTGTTCCGTCGCCACTTCAAGGACATTGATGGCGAGGGCGGCATGGTCGAGGCGATGGTCGACGCACTTGGCGGCAGGAAGGGGTACAATTCCCAGAAGCACACATGGAAGCTTCCGCTGACCGAGACAGATGGCGTCCCTCGCTCCATCGAGTTCGGCGCCTTCACCAATCAGACTGAGGCTGAGGCATATCAGGGCCGCGCTGCCGACTTCCTTGGCTTTGATGAGGCTGTGCAGTTTCAGGAAGAGCTGATCGAGTTTGCGATGGGCTGGAACCGTCCCGCGAAGGGCGTGCCATCTGACCAGCGCTGCCGTGTCGTGCTCGCATCCAACCCACCACTGACGCCTGAAGGCTTGTGGATCTTCGACTGGTTCGCCCCGTGGCTTGATCCGGAATACGAGGATCCGCTGAACAAGGGGCCTGCGCAACCAGGTGAGCTGCGCTGGTTCGCCAAGGTGAACGGAATCACGGTCGAGGTGGAAGAGGACTGGGTTGGCATCATCACGGATGCGCAGGGCAGGGAAGTCGAGGTGCGCCCGAAATCCCGCACATTCATCCCGGCCGCCTTGTCGGACAATCCGGACTTGATGGACAGCGACTATGCCAACCAGCTGGCTCTCCTGCCTGACCACCTGCAAGACGCCCTGTTGCGCGGCAAGTTCACCACGACAATGGAGGATGCAGAGCGCCAGGCTATTCCGACAGCATGGGTTCTGAAGGCACAAGAGCGCTGGCGGATGCGCAAGCATGAGGCTGACCCGGATCACAAGCTCTACGAGCCCATGAGCGCGCTGGGTACCGACATGGCAGACGGCGGCAAGGACCGCATGATCTGCGCGCCATTGCACAAGACGTTCTTCGCTGAGCCCGTGGTGAAGCCCGGCAAGGAAGTCGACACAACAGACAAGCAAGGCGCCATGATACTCGGCGTTGCCCGTGATGATCCGCAATTTAACATCGACTGTGGTGGCGGGTATGGCTCCGGTGTTTCCTCTATGCTGGAGAGCAACAACTTCAATGTGAAGCGCATCAAGGGCGGATCAGGCTCCAGTGCCAAGGCGCGTGACGGTCGATCGTTCGGGCTGAAGCGTGACGAAATGGTCTGGCGCCTGCGTGAGGGGCTGGATCCGGAGCATGGCGACAACATCGCACTTCCCCCTGGTCGGCACATCCTGATGGAGCTGACAGCCTTCCGCGAGATGCAGCACGGCGATATGCGCGACACGATCCGGATCGAGAACAATGAATCCATCGTCAAGCGCATTGGCCGCTCGCCAGACCTTGCATGGGGCTTCTTCTTCGCGTGGGCTGAACCGGATGCGATGGCCAAGGAAACCCGCAAGGGTCATGTCGACAGCAGGAAGAAGCGCAACCGTTCACTCCCCGTATCTCTCCCAGCCCGTAAGGTGAATGGCAGGAGGTAACCTGCCCCATGTCGTTCATGAAGCCCAAGGTGGTGCAATCACCACCGCCCCCACCACCACCGCCCCCTCCGCCGATCCCTGACGAGACGGACCCTGAGGTGCGGGAGGCAGAAATCGAACTGCTGCGCAAGAACAAGAAGAAAAAAGGCCGCTCCTCCACATTACTGGATGGCGCGCTTGGCTCTGGTGATTACGGGCCTGTGCAGGCACAGAAGGCGACGGTGCTTGGATGAGCAGGTATTTCACGAAATCCGCAGTGATTGTCACGCCCGATCCCAGCGATTCCGGGCGCCCGATGGATGTCTATAGCGACATTGGCCAGATGACCGTTCATGAAGATGTGCTGGAAACATGGACCGGCCTGCTTGATGCGCAAGGCAACGAGATTCACCGCAGTGAGCGCGTCCCGCTCGGATTCCGGGTGGACAAGGCGTAATGGCATATACCGCAACAGTCGACGCGCCAAACGAGGAGCGCCCGGTTTCCATATCGGGCCTCAAGGCGCGCGTGGACGCATCGAAGAAGCAGCATGAGCGGGCATTTGGCCGGCAGAAGATATACCTCAATCTCTGGCAGACCCAGGCTGAACTGTTCTATCCAGAGCGCGCTGACTTCACTTGCAACTTCTCCGACGCGCAAGAGCGCTATGATGGTGTGCATTCGTCTGTGCCGTCGATGATGCGCCGTGACATGGCCCGCAATCTCGGCGCAATGGTTCGCCCGCGTGGCAAGGACTGGTTCCGATTGACCGGAGGCATGGGCTCCAAGCTGGACCATGAAAGCAAGACCTGGTGCGAGGATGCCACCCAGACACAGCGCAAGATTCTCTATGAGCGCAAGGCCCGGTTCACGTCTGCAATGGCGGAATCCGATGATGACTATGTGACCTTTGGCAACGCGGTCATCGTGCACGGCCAGCGCGCTGATGCGTCCGGCCTGATGTTCCACTGTATGCACCTGCGAGACAGCGCATGGAGCCGCAATGCCGATGGCGAGATCGATGTCCTGCACCTGAAGCGCAAATGGACCCTGCGCCAAGTGGTCGCCAAGTTCGGCATCGACGCCCTTCCGAAAGAGTGGAAGGACAAGTGGGACCAGGACAAGTACGAAGAAGAGGTGATGCTGCATACCAGCGTCCGCCCTGTCGATGACGCCAGCTACACCGCCAATGAGCGCCTGCCGAAGTTCGCCAAATTCTGCCAACTCTGGTGGGCTGCTGATTGCTCCAAGGATTATGAGCTGGGCGAAAGCTTCCTGTATTCCAAGCCGTTCCTTGTCCGCGAATGGATGAGCGTTTCCGGTGAGCAGTATGCCCGCTCGCCCTGCACATCTGTTGCGCTGGCGGATGGCCGCACGCTCAATGTGGCAGAGGAAGCCCTGCTGACATCGATCGAGGATGCTGTCCGGCCGGCCAAGTACACGCGCCCCGGTGTCATCCAGTCCGAACTGGACCTTCGGGCGAACACGGTTGTCTACATCGATGACGAATATGACGAGCGCATGGGCGCCCCGATTGGCATGGTTCCACAAGGTGACCCGCGTTATGCGATGGATTTCACCGAACGCATGGCTGAGCGCCTGGGTATGGAGTTCTTCCAGAACATCCTGAAGCTGCCGGAACAGGTCGACATGACCGCCTATGAGGTGGCTGAGCGGATCGAGATCTACGTCCGGGAAGCTGCGCCGCTGTTCGAGCCGATGGAGGCGGAGAATGC